TTGATTGATATGTCATACAAATATCGTTAAACTCAGGAGATGGAGATTTAAATAATTTTCTGATATAAGAATAAAAATTTCTATCATTTGTCTTGTTATATCCAAATATTGTATTTAAAACTTGTCTAAGAAAATTATTCTTACAAGTTAAAAAATCTAGAGTTTTTTCATGAGAGCTTCTAAATACTTGATAAAAGTTAGTGGATTTTCTATAAGGGCCTCCTTGAACATATTCATGAGAAAAATAATTTAAAATGCCTTCTATTAAAAAAGTTATATCATATTTATCTTCCACCAAATAATTAACATAAGTAGAAGTAATAGAATAAATAGAATCTTCTATTAAACTTGAACCAAAACATAGACTTGAAAACTTATATAAATATTTCAATTTTTTTAATTCTTCAGGGAAAATATGTTCAAAATCTACCAATTTGTAAGAAGTTGCATGTGGAAATCCTAATATACCACTAGACTTGGAATACACTTTATTGCTTAAACATTTTAGAGTTTGAGACATAAAAGCAAATGTAACGTGGTCATCTTTTACATGCAAAAGAATAAATACAACACTATTAGGTAACTCATAAGAAAACTTACTATTTGATACTTTTATCAAATAAGGTTCAAGCTCTAATACTAATCCTATATATGAACTTATATTAGATGTAGTCTCCTCTTCAGGATAATAAATACCTTCAAAATCTAAATTATTAGCAAACGTATAGTTATTTAAATAGTGTATTTCATTTTCTCCTATACAAGTAACTAATTTAATATTATCAATTAAATAACTATTATACTCAGGTGAACAATGTAGATTATTAGTGGAGTATGTACCTCTCAATACAAAATCTTCTTCTTGAAGATTACTTACAAGATTAGGCAAATGGTTTACATCTACAAACCTTAATGGCAAGAAACTATATTTTTTGATTTTAGGATTTTCACTTAACTCCCTGGCAATAGAATTTATAGCTACTTTACTATGTGCAAAATTATCTTTTACATATTGATTATTGGATTGAAAATACTCTTTAACTCCAAAAGCATTCTTTTCAGTTTTAGATAGATTATTTACATTCGTTTCCATGATAAAATATTATTTATAAAAAATAAAAGGAGAGCCATTTAGACTCTCCTTTCTTCAAATCAATAATTATGAATGATTAAAAAGATTAACTATATCATTTCAGGATTATAATACAAATACGGATTTAGATCATTTATCAATTCATTATATTCAGAAAGGGTTATCTTCTCTCCAAATATTTCAGCTATTTGCTTCTCAGAAAGGTTAAAAATGCGTATTGCATCTTCTTCAGAGATATTGTACCTGGATATAATATCTTCAAGTTCAGAAAGCTCTGTTCTTTTACTTGTGTTTAATCCTGAAGTTTGAGACTCTTCTAATGGCTCATGGGCAGAAGCATGAGATTGGGTAGTTGATTCTAACCAATTTCTCAATAAATTTCTAAGTATACTAGTGCTTTTATTAGTATAATTTCTGCCTTGATTAAAAAACGGTTTTGCAGCTTCATTTTCATCAACGATCCTTTTAATCTCTTCTCGAAGATCCCAATAACCAGCAGTTGAAAGATTGATTGAAAGAACAGCAGCACCTGATTTTGTCTGCATAGGTAGTAATACTACAGAAAAATCTTTAATAGGTAAAGCTGAATTAGAATGTTCCAGAGTATGTCTGGAAGATCTTTCAATAGCTTTCATCTTGTTAAGATCCAGATCAAATTCATCGCTTGCTTCAATTTCTGCCTTTAATTCTCCCCAAGTACTTGCGGAAGTTTCTAATGATGTTCTTGTCTTACCCCTTGTTGCATGGAGTGTTACTTTACGTTTACTCATTGTAAAAGATTTTAATTATAAAAATAACATGTTATTAAACCCATTGAATAGGATCTTTGCCCCATTCCTTTAAATACTCATTAGCTTGAATAAACTTATTAGTGAAATTAAATTCATGTCCGTATCTTGCAGCAGCAGGATGAGTAGACTTAAAAACTATATGAGTATCATTATTTACTAAGATATCTGTTTTGCTTTGAGCATGTTTTCCCCAAGCAAACCAAATTATATTATCTCTACGTTGAGAAAGATATCTAATTACTTCAGTGGTAAACCAATCCCAATACTTAGAATGAGATCCAGGTTTTCCCTGCATTACTGTCAGAGATGTATTTATTAAAAATATTCCTTGTTTTTCCCAATTTAAAAGAGATTGATCAAACTCTTTGTCTATCAAAACATTTTGATCTATCCAGTAAAGATCGTCTACAATAATCTTTAAACTGTAAGGTCTTTTATTAAAGTCTACTTGCTTAGTTGCAAATGCCAGCCCATTAGCATGTTTAGGGTTAGGATATGGATCTTGACCCAATATAACAATTTTTATATCATTTACCGGCATTCTGAAGACTTTAAATATGTCTTTAGGATTAGAAGGGCAATAAGGATTCTTCGGAAGTATCTCTGTTCTGATTATCTCTATCCTTTTGTCTGAAAACAGATTTCTCATCAGATCTTTCCAACTGTGATGTATCATTGATGGTATCATATTCATGCTTATTTATTATTTCCTGTAAAACTTGACCTACTTTTTGTTTTCCGTTTTCAGTTAATATCAGCTCATCAAAATCATTTGCCCCATATTTTTCAGGTATATATTCAGCTATATAAGTTACTTTATCTGAAGTCTTATTAAGCTCTTTAGCAAGATTATTTGATGCTTCTATTCCAGCTTTATCAGTATCATAGACAATGTAAATGTATTGAAACATACGATTAAGCTTGTTATAGATCTCCTGGGGAATTGAAATTCCTTCAGATTGCAGGAAAATAACCTGATGACCAGCTTTTTGTATTTGTTTGGCATCTTTATATGACTTGGAAATAAAAAGCCTTGTATGAGGCTGTATTTGATTAATAAATCCTATATCATAAGCAGATACATTAGCTACAAATCTTTGATCTTTTGGAGCATCTACATAATGAAGTTTAACTCTTCCGGAAGGATAGGTATAAGCATAACATCTTGTTTTAGACGAGTCCATTTCTTTCCACTTTGAATTTCCTTTACGTCTAAATGCTTTAAAGACAGAATATACACCATCTTGAATGAGATCATCAGGACTTATATGCCTGGGCTTCCAGTAAGCTGCGTCAGCTTTTACAAATACTACTTCACCATGTTCATTTACTCTGGGTATAAATTTTATCTCACTTCTTGATTTAGTTTTAGAAGTTGATCTTTTAACTGGTTTTGAAACTGGAGTTATAGCTTGATTAGTACAATACGCATAAATATCCTGACAAGCTTTATCAAAATTACAATGATTAGCCATCATATATGCATCAAATATAGTAGCTCCATGAAATTTACTATTAGCAAAATCATTCAGTACTATAAAATCATGTTTTTTGATGCCTACACTTAACCAGCAGCCAGGATCATTGTCTGATCTGAAAGGATTACAGAATCTTTCATATAAAGAAACATTTTTTCCTAATATCCACCACCAAATATGTAATTGATTAAACCTGTCAATAATATCTTCTCTCCACCTTATATTCTCTTTAGTGTCTGGCCCCATAAAATAAGATTATTTTCTATTTCTAAACATATTCCTTACACTTTGTACAAATTGGAGCATCATCTATCTCCTTATAGATATGCTCACCACAACAGATACTTAGCATATCTTCACTCCTTTTCAAAAGATCATAAGCACCTTCGTTTTCATGTATTGCTTCATCTATATTCTCAAAAGAAATCCAGTAAATGATGCCCTCATCCCATATTTCTGCTCCATCTTGTTCGATGAAAAAATCCTCAAAATTTAGACTCATTAAGTAATCTTGAATATCTATTTTATAATCCAAGTTCATATTTAATTTATTTGAGACATTTAAAAAGGGGTAGAACTTAATCTACCCCTTAATAAATAATAAATGGAAAAAACTGTTATCTAAAACCAATCAGATGAATCTGCTTGTGCAGCTCCAGAAGTATTACCTGATGTTGGAGTAGAACTGTTAGACTGTATATCATGCATGTAATTTCTCTTAAAGATACTGGATAGTACCAATTCTCTTGTTTCATCATTACTGCGTTTTACATATCTACCAGTTACTTTAGTAGAGTTAGGAGTACTTAGGTAAGTATCTCCTTCACCTCTACCAAGAATAATATCTAATTCCATTGTACCGTAATTTTCAGGCAAAGATGCTTTACAAGCATCCAGATAAGATCTAATACCCTGTAAAGCTTCATCAGGAGTTTTAAACTTAGGCAATTTAGCTGCCCAAGAATTATCTCCTTTAGGATAATAAGCAGAAAGATACATATTCAAAATAGAATAAATAGTTTTCATTCTTTTGTTAAATCTTTCCGTACCTATTTCTTCAGGAGTTCTGTTATCCTTATCTGGAGGATTCTGGACTACCCTGGCAATCATATCTTCCTTAGAATTCAAAAAGATCTGATCTCTCAGTTTAGGAAGAGGCCCTTCAAATTGAAATAAAATAGCTTTCCAGCCATCTCCTTGAATAGGCTCAAACATTTGGACAGGAGTAAATCCTGAAACAATTCCCGGTTTTGCATCACTGACAGTATTATCTTTATACTGTTCAGGATCCATAAAAAAGTCTGACATAAAAACTAGTTTTTAAGTAAATAAATTAAATTAAAAGAAATCTGGACTATCTACTTCTTCTGCAGTAGTGTTTGCTGGCTGTTCAGAATCTGGAACTATACCATCTTCCATGTTTGTTCCACCATCTACCATTTCAGAATTAGAAATATTAGCAGTTTCAGAAACTTCTGTCAATTGGAACAAGGTAATTGTATTACCATTGATTGACTGTTGCACAGGTTCAAGCTTCATATATCTATCAGAAGAACCATCAAATAATGGCCATTCTTTTACCATAATGGTATGAAGCTTTCTGTCTGAAAAACTGCTGTTCTTTCTAACAGAAGATTCATTATTGGTAGTGGGAAATTCATCTGTAACTTTGTACAAAAAAATTTCATTTACCTGCTGTCCTGAATCTGCAGAAGCATCAAAGTCCAATGCATAGCAGATCTCATTATCATCCTGATCCAGATCATAACCCATAGCTTCAATAGCTGCATTATTCAACTCGAACTTACAAGCATGTCCTTTCTCAGGAGTAGCTGGCAGCTTAATAACAGGAATGTTAGGAAAGGGATCTTGCTCCGATGAGGAAGATCTGCGATTTGGCGCACCAAAAATTAAATTACTCATAATAAAACGTTTTATAATTATAAAAATAGAATTACTCAATACCCAGGAACTCACTAACCTTGTCTAATACGAGTTGCATATCATTAGGGATCATGCCATTTTCCTGGATATCCGCAAATAAATTAGTCATTCTTCCATCATATTTACCTACTTTCTGAACAACGAACTTAAATCTCTTTGTATCATCTTGTTCATCTTCGTAAGGTACTACATAAGTATGTATCATAAAATCAAAATAAGATTCAGGCTTAAATCTGTTTCTTATCATTTTACCTGCTGGTACATAAATAACATACACATCTTCTTCTTCATCATACTCAGCATGAAATTCAGTTACTACTAATAGATCTTCTCGTTCCAGGTTTTGAATATATAAGAATATCTGGTGTAAAGAATCTGCTGCAAGATCATAGTATCTCTCAAAAGCTTCACCACCTTTTTTTCTTGATCTAAAGAAATCACTTGATATAACATAACTAATGTAATGTGTAAAATCAGCAATAAAAATTGCCTTAATATGAGGCATAAACTTGTCAATAAGATCAAGATATGCAGGTACATATTCCATCATGGAACACATGACATAATTACCAGTTATTTCTACACCTTCAGGTAATTCGTCTTGCTCTGAAAGAGCTTTTACCATTTGATGAGGATGTTTTGCACCAGTCTTCTTCTTAAAATCTTTAAACCCATCAAATTGTGAGGTCTTTATATCTAAAGGTTTGACTGCTTTTCCATTACTGTCCTTTAAAAAGGAAAACTTCTGTGAAGGAGATATTACAAAATAATTCTCGCCATCTTTGATAGTTAATCTGGAATAGGATTTCCCTGTATTAGGGTGACCTATTATACCAATCCGTTGTGCCATACAATATATAAATTTTTGTTGATTAATAGAAATTATTTCTTGTTTTTCTTCACATCTTCTAATGTGTACTCCATCTTGGCTTGCTGTTCTATAATATCCATTAACTGATATACCTGCTCCATTCTCATATGATCATCCCATTTTGGAAGTTCTTTAAAAAATGTACAAGCTCCATGAAAGAACAAGTTTGTACTGGTCATTCCACCACCCCGTCTATTTAGAATGATAGACAGTTCTCTATGATAGTCTAAAAGACGAGTAATATCATAACCTGAGTCGGCAGAATTACCAGGCCAATATGGTTTTCTAAATCTGGCAGCAGAAAAGAGACCTAACATCATATCTACATCTCTTTGGGTAGCTTTACAATCAGCTAATCCATCAGGAGATGGTCTGATGTGATGTGCCTTAATATGTTCCAGATTTTCTTTGGCCTGTGCTTGTTGTTGTACTCCTACTACTACTCCATTCCATCTATCTCTGATAAGCAATGCATACTTAGAAGAAAAATTAAATATAGTATCGTATAAAGTGGCTCCTCTTTCTGGAGTAAGCAAAGAGTAATGATCCACTATGATCATATGTAATACATCAGGATTATTAGGAACATATGTAAATATTTTTGCCAACTCTTTTTTACATTGATCTTCAGGCCCTTTACCTTCTATAAGATTAATATTAAGCTTATTACCATACTTGTCTTCGTAGTGACCATTTGCATGAAAGTAGTTTCTAATATACTTATAAATACCAAACGGGTTTTTTATATTATCTATAAAAGTTACTTTATTTTCAAAGAATTCCATATAATCCCTTTCAGCATCTATTAATTCTAAATAGCTGTCAGGAAGAATAAAATTCTTATATGCGCTTGACATTCTATCAGCAGATAAAGTCATCTTATATTTAGAAAATATACGATTAGAAAGAGCTTCCTTGATCTTCTCTTCTTTACTCAACTCTAAAGAGAAATAGAATATCTTAATATCTATGTTAGAATCAGGATTTCTAAGTTTCCAATTAATAGGAGAATAAACAAATAGAAAATCAGTAAACTTTGTTTTACCTACTTTAGAATTAGCAGTAGTAATAATATATCTTTTAGGTAATATACCTGGTACAACACTTGCAAATCTATCAAAAGGAAATGGTAAAGCTATAAGTTCTCCACGTTCTCTTTTTTGTTTATTTGACACAAGCTCTTTACGAACTACATCAAATACTAATTGTGCATGTTGTTCTTCAGTCATATTTATACAGTTTTAGAAAAAGCATCACTATTAGCTTGCGTACTATTGTAGTTCTTACCTTCATCTATCATAGAAGACAATCTGGATCTATCAGATTTAAGTACAAAATAATCACAAGCTTGTAAGTAACGATAATTATTATTATCCCGTTCTTGATCTACATACTTTTGAGCAGTATTTAAAACATCTTCCCAAGAATACTTAAACTTGGTTCTTTTAAACCATTTAACAAGTTTCTTTTTAAGCATATGCTCATCTCCAAGAGAACCAGATCTTAAACCCTCAAGTTTTTCTCCTCTGTATTTACCAAATATTTCTCTAAGTTCATGAGCATGATTTTCTACAAATTCCTGCACATTTGACTTATTAATATCTGATACTGGTTCTTCTGATTCTTCCATAGATACATACAAAGGTTCTGTTAATGTCAGAGTCTTATTAAGATCATAATCTCTATTTATAAGTCCACTTATAGAAAGTATTGTTAAAACAGATCTTGGATTGGTGATCAGAGAAGGGAAAGGTATAGACTGATCTATACAAAATAATGCTATTTTAAAAGCACTTTTCCTTATACCCTGAGTTTGAACTAAATTGTCCAGTACTTTTTCAATTTTAGGGTTAAACATCATATTAACTCTGTTTTTAATTTTTCAGCTTCATAATTCTCACCATGTTCAGCTAAAAGATTAGTTGTATAAATTTGATCCTTGATATTAAGATTTATCTCCTCTTTAATTTTACCCCTGCTATCTCTTATCTTATTCATATTATCGAACCATTTAACTTCTAATGTACCGAGTGTTCTGAAAATATAAACCTGGCCTAACTTGTCTTCAACAAATCTAACTATACGTCCTATTTGTTGAATAACATGCCAGCTTTTCTTATAATAAGAAAGTATGATACAATTAGTTACTCCTTCCAAAGTAATACCCTGTTTTAACTTTTGAGCTGATGCGATCACTTTTATTTCTCCACTATTAAACTTGTCAATTAATTCCTGGTTCTGCTTATCTGTATTTTCTCCAGATACCACATTGTCAGTAATACTTCTAAGTATTTTTAATTGAGGGGCAAAAATAATAGTTTTACCTTCTAACTTATCAATCAATATTTTAGCAGGTAAGGCTTTACTTGGAGTGTTCCATAACAAAGCACACATCTGTCTGATCTGATTTTGTTTCCACCAATATCTACCGTCATTTCTTGGTATTCTGGTCATCATAACAGAATGTCTTTTACTGTAATAGCTCTGTTCTGTAGTTTTATACTCTACACCTTTTTTCTTGTCAGTCACTACTTTAGATGTTGTATCTAAAACATGGTTTACTATTGTAGTCTCAAATGGAGATATAACACCATCAATAATTCCCTGGGTTAAAGGATATTCAAAGGATACAGGTGCTATTTGATCTAATAAATGGCCTTTGGTATATTGCTTGGTTACATCTTCTTCTTCCTTATTTACAACAAGTTCTAAAGGTAATGTACCAGATAATCCAAGAAGATAATGATAGCTGTTATTAAAGAATACATCTTTGTAAATAGGAGTTAAAGCATTATGGATCTCATCAGCGATAATAACATCTATAGGTTCTGAGCATTCTGGTTTAGCTTGATAACAGTAAAACTCTACAGTAAAATCATTTAAAAGATCTAACCCATAGATATTTTTAAATTTTTCAGCTTCTTCGTACAAAGTAGCTTCACGAGTAGTAGTTTCTGCTAAAAACCATATAAGGATATCTTGACTATCTCCCCATATTTTACCCATTTCACGAAGTTTATAAATATACTTAAATGCCATAAAGGTCTTACCAGATCCAACACAAGCATTTATAGTAGAAGTATCTCCAAAATTAATAGCAGCCTCTACTGCATCTGATTGTATCTTATTTAATTTTTCTAATCTTGTCATGTCAAATATTTTATTTAGTCCAATAGTCACTAACTCCACAATCTACTTTAATGGGAACAGTTTTAATAACTGATTCAGCAGATTCTATCATGATCTTTTCTAAAGTATCAGCCCACTCTTCAGATACATCTGATCTGCATTCAGTTTGAATCTCATCGTAAACAGACAGAATGATCTTTGCAGGTATTTTATGATTATCAATATAATCCTGCGTTTTAACTAAAGCCAGTTTAATAATGTCAGCATTGGTTCCTTGTGGAACCATGTTCTTTCCAGCTCTGCCTATAGATCCTTGTGTAGCCCAATATTCAGATGTGCCAGGATCATTATTGTTACTAAAGTGCCTAATACGTCTAAATGGTTTAGCTGTTCTAATAAGCATTTTGTTAGTTGCAACCCATTCTAACGTATCTAAAAATTCTTTCACTTTAGGTACAGATGAGAAAAACTTATCAATAATATCTTTAGCTTCTTTAACAGGTACTTCAATAGTATCAGCCAATTTAAACTCAGACATTCCATAAGCTAATCCAAAATTAATTGTCTTTTGGACATCTCTGTATGTCATATCAGGATTGTTTGGAAATTTATCCTTGACTGAATCAATAGGGATATCAAATGTTTTGGAACATAATATACTATGTAGATCCCCACCTTCTTTAAAAGTATTTACCCACAATGGATCCTGGCTGAATTCAGCAATAATACGAAGCTCCATTCCAGAATAATCACCACCAACTATTTTATATCCAGGCTCTGCTACAAAACAACTTCTTATAGCTTTACCCATATCTCCCCTTGACGGGATTTGGTTTACATTTGGGTCTTTTACACTTATTCTTCCAGTGTTTAAGATCTGCCAATAATCAGGATGTACTCTGGAAGTAGATCTGTTTACTTTTTTCTTCAAAGTATCTCCAAAACTTGATTCAAGTTTAGCCCATTTAGCGTAATCAAGATATAAAGATATAATAGAATGTTTATTCTTATTTTTTCTAAGTTCTCTGTCAGATACTGATTTAAATCCTGGAGAAACGGTGTTAATAATATCTAACTTTTGCTTATTACTGCTCCAATTAACATCTGTTGAACGATGATCATCATCAAATAATGCTAATTGTTTAGCACAGTATCTTGATAATCTTTCATCTGAACATACTACATTGTCTAATTTAACTTCTGTTCGATGTAATTCTTTACAAACATGACCAATAACTTTATCAAGTTTGTCTGTATTTAATTTAACTCCGTCATATTCCATTTTAGCAAAAACCTTCACTACTTCGTTTTCCAACATTTCCACATAAGAAAGATCTTTTCTATCTAATATGGTTAATTGTTTGTCACAAACAGATTTAGAATACTGAACATCTTTTGCACAATATTCTAAAACTCTTTGATTAAAAAGACCAAATCTATGTATCAAGCCTCTGTCTTCTTTAGGTATTGTTTCCTTACAATATTTACGGACAACATCTTTTAATCCTAATCCTCCAGGTTGATTTGGAATGATCAATCCAGCTTTTATTATAATTTCCTGTAAAAAAGTGTCTTTAACTACTTTAGGATAAATTCCAATACTGTAAAGAAATCTAAGATCAAATTTAGCATTATGCCAAATAGTTATTTTAGATTCAATAAGAGGCTTTAATGCTTTTCTGTAATCAGAATTTACAAAATCAAAAATGAATTGATGCTGATCATCTCCTAATTGAATACAATAAAGATTCTTCGTATGAGGATCAAATCCTTCAGTTTCAGTATCTGCTCCTATAGAATCTAAGTTGTTTAGATAATCTAAGGCAAATTCAGGATCATGATGTGCTTTTATATTTGCATTAAAATCAAATGTTTGTTTTTGATTTGTAATTAAATATATCATAATTTATTTTTATTCAATTTTAGAAAACATCAATTCGGCTGCTATAATAACAGCTAAAATTATAGTACATATTGAATTAATGAATGTAGCAAATAATATAAATTCAAATAATTCATGAGAATCAGTTAGAGATTTACACATATCTTCAACACTTAATCCGGCATCAACATAATATTCTATTAGTTGAAGACCTAATATCGAAGAAACACTTAAAAAAATAACTGCCAAACAAATAAAAGCTACTATACTCTTTCGAGGTTTGCGATAATACCTGGATGGTGGAGGCCCATCAGAACTATAAATACCCATAATGCTAATTTTAAGTTAAAAAAGAAGGCTGCACCCTTCTTGAATCTATAAACCAAAATTGACTAACCAATTAAATAAATAAATAGAACAGAAAAAAGTTAAATTAATAATATAGTGTAGTGCAGTACACTAAATATTTAGTTGAGAATATAATGTTTTACCATTTCGATAAAACTTTCTTCTTCACATTCTAAGAAATGTTTAGCAATTCTATATCTCAATTCTCGTATAGCTTTTTCTTTGTTACCTATGAAGACTATTCTATATCTCATAGAATTCTTATTTCTGATCAATAAATCATGTTTTTGAATATAGAAATTGCCAAGAAAAAGCTTTTCCTGTATGTAAATAGGTATTTCTTCAAAGTTAAAATTCAGAAAATACTCATTACTTAAAGGATGAACTTTGAGAGATCTTGTTAAAGTTATTGTTTCCATGATTCCTGTAGCTCCAAGCTCACAAGACATTTCAAAAATAACTCTTTCGTCATAGGTTTGACATTCTGATTCTACAGGGTATAATAACCCTAATAATGAATAAGCTAATATAACAAAAATTTGTGATTTCATAGTAATAATATTAGGTTAATATGGAAGAAAAGTTTCAGGATCAGGCCCCATGAGTTCAGTACGTTCTTTCATATGTTTTTCATAGAGATTTAAAGCTTTAGTAAGCCATTCTATCTCATTTTGAAGTACTTCAAGCCTGTTTGTAATTCTATCAATACTTATATAATCATCTTTAGTCTTATGCTCTTTTTGAGCAAGATCTATATGTTCAGCATTTAAAGACACAAACTTCTCATTAAGATATTCTAATACCTTTTGGACTGATTCTACATCAAAGTTATCTAAAAACTCATCTACAGTCTCTGAAGAATGTATAGATTCTTGTATCTTATATGCATCAACTATTTTATCAGGATCATATATAAGATTGATTTCATTAACACTGGCTTCTTGATTCATTTGAGACTCAATTATCTCATTTTCAGCCTCACAAGCCATTTCCTGTTTCTTTTTATATTGTTCCAGCCAAAGAATAGCATACTTGGTATTTAACTTTGACCAGACTACTGTATTAAGTGTTTCATCATTTATCTGTACATGAAAATGACCTGCTGTACCAATATCACTTCCATAAGCATCAATCCATGTAAGAGTAGGAAACATTTCCTGTTTAGCTTTTTGTAAAACTTGAATCTGTTTTTTCCTATTCTTATAAGTAGGATTCATAATAGTAAAATCCACTGCCCAAGCATAAGGCTTGGCATTGTGTAAATTATTATCAGAATACTTATGTGCATGATAAATATCAGCAGCTCCTGTGATCCTGGGTCTTGATAATCCATGTTTAGGATTATAGTGTTCTATAAAACCCATTAAAAGAGCTAAACCAGGTGCAGGTTTTCCACCATTAGAAGATTCGGGAAGTTCCCCTTTCTTTTTGATATGAAAACCTTCGTACTCCAATATATCAGGAATACTAAACACCTGGTCTAAAGCCCAATGGATCTCTTCAGAAGGCATGATAGCCTCCTGAGAGAATCCGTACGAAAAATGCAGCAATAATAAATTTATAAGAAACACTTTGATAGTGTTCAACTTCATAGTTAAATGGTTTAGTTATATAAATAATTGATCTGAATAGGTTTACCATGAGATATCTTGATCTTCTCACGAAAATTCTTCAGTTCTGCCAGCTTAAAGCTGACAGATGCTTGTAGTCCTAAACCATGTTCCCAATTTCTATTTAATCCAACTTGCGCTCTATATCCTGTAGACACATCAACCTGAATTAAATTAGAAATAAGTGTGTGAAAACCACCCATTAGCCTGACATTAAAAAAGTCCTTAAATGCATAGTCAGTTTGAAATGTAGTGGTAAGATTAGTAGTTTGATTGAAAGATGATATTTTATAAGATATCGAACCTTCTATTAATACATTAAATCTTTTAATTGATGTCAATGTATCAGATATAGCAGATGGGTTTCTATAATCTAAAGCCATAGATGATCCATACTGAACATCAAACTTTTCAGACCAATGTCTCATTACAAATCCTAATGTAGAATAAGGATGTAATACACCTGCTTTTAAATGTACAGCAGTTCCTGCCCATCTGTTAATTGTTTCTACTTCATCTTCATAATTTTGTATGTAAGATTGAGATTCTTCAGATTTATCTGAATAATATGCCTGGGTTACTTGAGAATAACCCTGATTCATACATACAAATAATATGAGGATAGTTATAATTTGTTTCATAGTATATCAATTTTCGGGTCTGCACCCAAGTTAAAAAATAGTTAAGTAGAGGACTTGGGGGATTGTGCTACGAAAATTGCAATGTGTAATAATTCGTTTCATAGTGTAATAAAAAAGGGAGAGCCTAATTAAAGACTCTCCCTTGACAAGCAACAATATTGAATTAAAGATTATTCATCATCGCTAATAAAAGGTACATTAGCTACCACTCCTTCAATTACTTCACCTGTTTCAGTATCAACAAACCTTTCTACCTGGCCTGTTTCAGGTTCTCCTACTACACGGTAATCTTCATCCATCTTAGGTTCAGCAGAGAAGAAGTTCTGCTTATACATTGGACGACCTTCCAATTCATAAGTATTAGTACCATCAGAACGCTTGACACGATACTTCTCTTGGAAGAATTCCTCGGTAATATGAGATAATTCAGTAGAATCACTATTAATAGCTTGAATTTGCTCTTCTGTAAGAACATCCAACACATTATAACTGATCTTCTGGTAAATAACTCCCTGATCTTGGTTTACCTTACTCAAAGCAGTTTTAACCTGATCTTCAGTAGCACCATTAGGTACACTGATCCAAGTTACACGAGTGCTTTCATAAGATTGACCTTCTTCAAGGTTAAATTCAGATAAACCAGGCAAGAAATCACTCTCACTGTTACCAGCTCGTACACTGGGATAAGTGGTAGTAATTACCTGTCGAATTTGCGCTCTTTGCAGTTGAGGCTTGTAAGCATGTGGCATTACATTATCCAATGTAATATCACTTGCGTACTTCTTGATACTGTTAGTTTCGCTGATCAAATTTCTTTTCTTGTTCATAATAATTCGTTTTTTCTTGTGAATAAAAATTCGTTTCTATGGTAACAATATAATTAAAAAGAGGATTGAATATAAGAGACAATATCATGTATATTAGGAGTTCTCTCCTCATATATAATACAATATGCAATAAACCTGGAAACACTGGCTATCTCTTCGTTAGATAATGAGGTGAATATTTTGTGAGAGTTAGGATTATCCAATATAGATTTAATAACACTACGCATATAAGCTAAAAAGCTTATATAAGTATTGCCTATATAAAATCCTGCTGCAACACCTTCAACAGAACCAAAACCCTGTTTTAATATCATTTCAATTATTTCAGCATGAGTAGCAGAAAATGTAATTACTTTGACATTTTCATCAGACAAGAGAACCTTTCTAAGTTCATTAAAAGCTTTCATACTTATAAAAGACATAATATCTTCTACAGCATTATCTCTCATATCATTCCAGTCATTATTAAATCCCATAGCCTGAGCTAAAGTTTTAGCATCTTTTTTTATCTCATAGATTTTATCCTTGTTACCATCAATCATAAAGTTTAATTTAAAAAATTTGTTAAATAAGATATCGCTTTAACTCTTGGTGCTTGACAGGTTTCAGAGTATGACATTCACAAATAAATCCCCCTGCTGTAGGATCTAACTCCAATATGCTTGCAACTCGTAGTTTTAATTTATTTATCTTAATATTCTTTTTTTCAGACAGATATCTATCTTGTACATTCAAATACTTTCCATACTTCTCTTCGTAATTAGCTATCTTTTCTTCAGCTAATTCAACAAGCTCTTTATACTTATCTAAAGCTCTCTGAACATCATCATATCTATCTTTATCTTTTTCAGGATCAATAGTATCTAACTCTGTTGCATACTGATCTTTAGATTTAAGAGCAGCCATATGTTGATCACTAAGAGTCTTTAGCTCCTTTTTTACTTTCTTGGATTTACTCATGTTATTAGCCAAAAAAGTATTTAAGATCTCAATAGCGTTAAATATCTTTCCCACTAAAGGTCTTTTCCAAAAAGACACTTCATATAAAAGAATAAGATCTCTATTTTCAATGATAGCTTGTTCAATCTCCTCGCTATCTGTTATGAGAGTAGCTGTGAGATCTGAAGCTGTAGAGCTGCGTATATTCCCTTTGTTCTTTCTATATTTACGTTGCCTTCTTTTTTGTTTTTGTCTGGCAATAGATCGTTTAATCTCAGAGTTACCTTCTCTGCCTCTATATTCTCCAAATCTGAAATAATCACTAAGCTTTTGTTTCGACATCTATTTAAAATTTTCATTAATAAATTCATATACTGGATGAGGTTTTGTATGATATAACTGAGGATTATCAGGAATATCATGTTCTAAGAACTCTGATTGCATACCACATTCAAAGCTTTCTTTAGCTACATTGATACCATAGCCTAATATAATATTATAGACCAGATCATGTTCTAATCTATCCTGTTCATGATAATTCATAATAATCCTAGCTCTGTTCTCAGCTTGTTCTTTAAACTTGTAATTCGACATAACAAGATACAAATTACTTGCTAATACCAATATTAAAAGAATGTTTTTCTTCATTTGTATATAGGATTTTAGATATTTTGAAATATAGAACATCATGATGGCCTTCAATCCATTGGTATTCAGGTACATTACCTCTTATGTAGTCATATTCACCGCCAAATTCTAACGTAATATTATTCTTAAAATGATAGTTGAATACTACAGAAGCAACTGCATACATAGATACATAATTTCTGGGAACAATGGATCTATAATACAATGTAGTAGGGAACAGGATAAATTTACAGGGTAAGGAAGGATCAAAAATGCTAATTACATCTATTCCTCCTTTAACATAAGCAAACCATCCTGGAGTACCTTGTTCTCTATATACAGATAACCCTACAGTAGTTACAGTTATAGCTTCATACTGATTAAACTCAATACCAAGATGAGGTACTATACTTTCTCTCTTTATGTTATATCTTTCAGTTTGTGGAAACATTACATTTCCATTTAAAGAAATAACTTGTTGAGAGAAAGCATAGTTGTAAAATAATGAAACTAATATCAATAAGAAAAGTCTCATATACCTGTACTTATATGGTCTTTAGATAAATGTGAGTTAAGATCTTCGGAATGATTTTCCTTAATATCCTGGATAGAATATAAAATACTCTTCAAAGTCTTTTCACGTTCCTTCCATTGAATATTTAAAATATTATCCTTTGAAAGTAAATCAGGACGTAATTCGTTAGTAGTCTTTTTTACAAGACTTAAAGCATCTAATCTTCCTAAAATATTGGCCCTCAAAAGATCAATTAAGAATGTGTCACGCATAATTATTTAGTTTTATCATGTTTAGAATAACTTACTTCTCTTGCTATAATTGGATTTGGAGAACCATCTCTGGCACATTCATTACACATCCAATTATCAAATAAAGACGATAACTCAAACTCTTGAGTTGTTACATTCCACACTGCCCATGCATCTCTAACAACATCGTTAGATCCACATACAGGACAAACGTAATCTGTTATTTTTTCCATAACAATAAATTTTAATTAAAAATAGTGGAGCTGTGGGGAATCGAACCCCAGTCCAGTGATAAAATATACTAATCGAATTATTTAGGATGATAGGATAGAGTTATTTGACACTCTCCAAAACTGGGCTAAATGGAATCCACCACTCTGTTTTTAGGGAACAGAGAAACCACTAAACTAAACTAAAACTGGCTCCAGAACTGTTTCCTTCTCCTTTACAGGAGACAAGATATTGTTCTTGAGAGCATTCTCAACTTCAGACAGTGCATCTGCCTGAGACAATTGTGTTTCGCCTTTTAAGCGTGTGTAGATAGTTTTATGCCCACATCTACAATGGCACATCCTTCTAATTAATACTTCTATCCTGTCGATACCTGTCAGCCCCAGGATAAAGAAAGACAGGACTTTCCTGCCTTTCTTTTTGATCTATTATGAAAACGATCTATATTTTTCTATAGTTCTTTCAGCATCATGATAATACTTGTGTAAAGAAAGATTCTGACGCTTTCCTGTTATACGATTGATTCTTGTAATTAAGAATCCATCATAATATACACAAATAGTTATCCTATATCTATGTAGGTTCCTCTTCACTTTCGATTTGAAGAGTCCTGAAATGACTTGGAGCTTGTTCACTAATTGTATAAAAAAAGTGAACATTCGGAATAACATTGATTTCCAAATTATTTCTAAGATATTCATCATGAACTATATCCTTTAAATGAGATAATAATTTTTCTCTTCTTGAAAGATTTGACCACTTACTTTTCGATACTCCTTTAATAGGATTACCCAAAAAGTATGTAATACTTTCTTCACTCAATGTAATCACTTTAGATACTTTTGTAGGCACAGTAGTGAAGTTATGATTATAATGTTCACCGCCTTGAAATTTGATCTTTGGCCTACTGGAATCTCCTGGAGATCCCAGCTTAACAATATTATCTCTTCGATTAGACATTTGTTTAGCCTTTGTGTGAATCCTTTCAGGATTCCCAGGTAATAAAATTGTTAGATCTAACATCTTATTATTGTTTTAGTTAATAATCATTTTATTTGGAAAGTTCAAACGAATATTTCCCAGGTGTAATTGTTGTATGTATATTATCTGGATTGAATTCTTCTTCCCAATATCCATACAACTTTTCTCCTTGATAAGTAGAATATTCAGGTACAAATCTTTCAATATCTATATCTACTACTTTAGTACCATTTTTATTCTTATATCTTTTTTGTTTTTTGCAATCATCTATATTAGTGATGACTGCCTTAACCTTTTTAGACATTATCTCATCAATTCTTTTCTGTGATAATCTAATCTTGTCTTTTTGAGGCATTGCGGAGTATTTTTATAACTGTTAAAGAATCAGATCTCATGTTTTCATAAATATATTTATAATCACATGAAATCCATTTAGAGGTTTTATTTCTTCTATCATAAGGATCAGGCAAAGATTTGACTATAATAGATGCCTTTTTATAGTCTTTAGATTTTACAGCTCTATAAAGATCTTCATTGTACCAATTTTGCCCTTTATGATAGTGCAGTTCTGTAAGACCATACAAAACTGCCTTTGGATGATCAAATCCATATCTGTCAATAACTGCAGGATAATAAATATTCTCTAAATTATAGAGAAATAATTCGTTAGCCTGTTGTACAGTGATAGGAGCTATATTATTCCAATAACTTAACTCTTCGTCAGAAAAGATATTCTGACTCCAACCTATCATATACCAATCTGTATCCTTTGTAGGATACAATACAAGACCTTCTTCTGATTTTAACCACCAGGAGAAAGCCTTGTATAGATCTTGATCATTTATACATTTATAAGTAATAATATCAATCTCAATTTCATCACCTTCGGTTTCATTGCTATAATTATATGCGATGTAACCTGAAGAAACTAACATTATTACTGCAATGAATAAATATATGATTTTCATAAGGGGATTTTTATTGAGTAAATCTAACACGCCAGGCTTCTCCTGACATGTCTATTACCATAAATGATTCATTATTCAATATAGATTCAAAATACTTTATTTCAGCAGTCTTATCACTTTTAGTGTTAAGTGCTTTCAAAGTAAGCACATCGTAGAATTCGTATTGAGATGCTTGTACTTCACTTATCCAGGTAAACCTGGCTTCTTTATTGACATCTCTAAATTCTAAAGTAATGCTTTGATCAATATCATTTATTCTTACAGCATCTACATCCCACATCTCATCACAAATATACCAATCGTCATTAAATGATTCAGTATATTCTGAATATATAACGGGATAAGTTTTATCTTGAGCGTATATATTTGTATAATATAGACAAGATAATAATAACAAGACAAACAATGATTTTTTCATAATATATCAGTAGCTTCTTCTTGTTTCAGTTCTTCAATTGTTGGATTACTCACAATATAAGAATTTTCAAGTTATATAATACTATGTTGCAATAAATATATCAGAATATATTTCTATATCATACTCATTGAACATAGTTATTTCCATTTTATCAAGACTGATAACCTTAAGTTTGAATGTTCTATCATAAGATCTAAGAACATAACAGTCATTAGTCCAAGTACATTGTCTGAAGTTCCATTCAGACCATTGGCTCCAATGAATTTCACCATTCTGCTTGATAGATACTAACATATCATCAGAACGGTATATTCTGTTGTATTGTATATCAGTTGGAGCCTGACATACAATATCCGGATCATTATAGAGATCCCAATCAGCTACATTGCAGCTAATAAGGATCCCCATAATTAATATTAAAAACCTAATCATTGATTAGATTTATCTCCTGATGATGAAGATTGTTTATATTTGAAGATGTTGATAACATCGCAGAGATCATCCATGATGAATCCTGCAAAGTATTTAACTTTGTCTTCAAAATTACCGTCTTTGTCTCTATCTATATTTGCTTCAATATAGATAAATACTTGATCGGCATTACAATCATCGGGTCTGTAATGAAAATTCGACATGAAGTGATTGTAAACTCTGGTACTATTATTGATACCATGTTTTACAGTTACATGTTGAGTTTCTTCCCATTCAACTCCTTCAAGTTGAAAAATAGGAGGATATACCAATGCAACAGAACTCTCGAAGAATTCTATCTCTACTGGTAAATTCTTTACATTTGACCCTAAATGACCAGGAACGTTTATAGGTGTGATAGTTTGACCTACCACATCTACGATAATAGTGGGGAGCAAGATAAGTAATAAAAAATAGTGTTTCATAATAATTTTATTTAATGAATAAATATCTTGCAATATCTGCTGTTTTTATTAAAAAATTGGACTTTCAAACCCAAATTTATTCCTTAAATATTTGGTATCTCTGTAATACTCTACTACAAAGATTTTATTCTTTTTATGATCAATATATTCATACTGAGATACTATACGATTAGAGTGAAGCTTTTCAATAAATTCTTTTCTATTTCTTTTACTGAAAAACTTTTTTTTATAAATAGTTATTTTTCCCATACTCTTTTGTTTTTGAGTTGTACTCCCGGCAGGACTCGAACCTGCGACCTACTGATTAGAAGTCAGTTGCTCTATCCAACTGAGCTACGGGAGAAAATGATATACCTTATTTTTTTAAGATTTATTAATTATAGCCAGAGTTTTTGTCTCTGACTTTTTAGGGTCTATTCTTGGCTCTGCAGAGTTCTTCCAATACTCTTCTTCATCACTTTGCAGTTCTGCTAAAGCTGCAATTGATAATGAACCACCTATGACAAAGACAGCCATTACATAACCTGGATGACTGATCCACATCCGGTAATATTCCATGTTCCAGAATACTACTCCTACGAATATGGGAATGATATTAAACAAGAACATAAAAAATAATATACTTATAAAAATGTTTTTCATGAATTTCATGACTAGTTATTTTGCAAATTATGGCTCTGAATTTTAAAGATTTATAATACATAGATGATAACTAATTAATAGCTATCAGCTAAAAATGCAGATATATGGAGAGATGTGCTAAGAACCAAAAAAGACTCTCAAACACTCATCTCTCACATACATATACAAGTTGGAATACTTATAGAAACGCTCACATAAAGCTATTTCTACTCTTAGCACCCAATATCCACGCTTAGTAGATATTAGTAGCCAGTATTCCTGATTAAAATATTTTACTCTTTTTGTCATATCTGAGAAGAACTTAACTCAGATCACTAATGTCTTAAGACTTATCCCATTCGAGATAATCCTCTAAAGACATTAGAAGACCATTCCATATAATCATGGATGTATCTTTGCACATCTCTCAACTCACAATAGTGAGATACCAGAGATGTTAGTTGGTTAGCAGTTTAGAGTCTTGCTTAGGACTCAGTGCTTGAGAGAAAGTGGACTATATGTCCACTTCCACCCCTTTCACTACCTTTTCGATTCTATACCCCGATTCTAAGACTTCACCATTATATTCCCCGCCTTCAACGGGGTTACATGTAAATTCCTTTTCGAGGATATTAGCGAATTCAACTGCACCATTATCATCCGGTGTACAGGTCTCCATGACCTTTCTCGCACTTTCAGATAGGTAGCATAACTTGTTTGTATCAAGGTGCTTGACAAATAATCCCCTTTTTCCTTTTTCTGGGCCTCTTTTATAAGTGCCCGAAATTACCAGTAGTTTCATCTTTGCTGTATTTTCGTACCGGGGAATATTCCCCACAAATTTAAGTAGGGGGGATGTTTTTTGGAAGCCACCACACGGAGATATTATAAATATTGTACCTATATAGGAGGGGGGGTAGTTAATAAGTTTACAGGCTTATATGTAGTATTATAAGTCTGTACACTTATATGTGTATCCTGTTTGGGTATGTATATTCAGAATATACAGTACCAGTTAATATACAAGTATTAAACGAAAAAAGGCCAGTACTTTTCATGTACCAGCCTAATTACAGGGAGCTAACTAAGGATAAACCAGTTATTAGTTAGGTTCGTGCAGCTATCCAGAAGTGAACCCATTAAGATGGGTAGCTTGGGGGTCTAACATAAGTTTAACTGGCCTATCAAAGATCTTTTCCACCTGCTAAAAAGAAAAAAGAAGCAAAAAAGAAAAATATAACTAACTACTTAACTAAATTATAAAATATAAAAGAGGGGCAGTTGTTTTAGTTCCTTAACAACAAATATAACGATTTTTGACCAAACTTGCAAATATTTTCAAACTTTTTTTCAAAAAAATTTGTAACTCATTGAAAATGTTGTATATTAGAGTACAACACATTATATTAGTCCGACATTCCTACCTTGAGGAATTTAACTAGAGATACCTACCATGAAATCAAATGATATAACATTACAGGATCTTAGAGAGTATTTAGAAAACATATTCTATAATACAGTAAAGTCTAAGAAGGATACTAGTATAATGTTTACAGGCAAACCTGGTCTCATACTTTACTTAGAGACTTTAAAAAACAGACCACTTACACAGGAAGAGAAGGACAACATAGAACCTGGTGTTTACAGGATCAGTTCCGTACTTCCTTATATCGTCAAAGTACAATAACTAAAATTTACTAAAATGGATGATTATTATAAGAGTTTAGAATATGCATTCGCATCTTCCCAAAGTGAACCAGTATCTCCTATCCAATCTACAAAAAGATCTGAGTTACTTAGAGATATGAATGATAGCAGGGATAAATACGATTACCTGCAAGCTTTAGCTGAAGATAAAACATACTTAGAGGTTATCTCTGAAAAATACGATACTGGTAATGAAGATGATGTGTTTATATGGCAGCATCATTACAGAATTGATCCTGTATTAGGATTTTCAGAGAAAGTTACTATTACATTGTATCAACATACAAATCTTAGTGTAAAATATTATCTTTATATAATGAAAGATGTTCAAGGAACTAAAATACTTAAATATTATTCAGCAGATTATATCCCACCTTCGTTAATAGGATCTGTTATACTAAATAAGATAGAAGACACTCATTCTAATAATAAGTTAAGACGACAATATATCAAAAAGCTTCCTGTAGAGAAGAAAGCTGAAATAATGCTTCCTTTTAGACATATACATACAAGACCAGAACTGAACTATTGCTCTTGGGCTATATTAGCCGAAGAACTTGGGCTAACACAGTTGGCTGAAGAACTATATGATAAACTAATAGAATATACATGTTTGAAAAATTAAGTATAAAAACTCTTCCAAAGGAAACTAATAAATTTAATGTAGGGGATAAGGTGAGGATTGTTAATTGGGGTCATTGCTTGTGGGTATCTCTATCAGAATTAGACGTTTGGAACTTAAAAGTAGATCTTGAGAAAAGAATGATTGGTAATTACCCTATTTTAGGTATATCCAGTGAATCCTACACTGTAGATATAAGACCTAATTTAGTAGGTCAAAAAGCAATAGTAATAAAAGTAAATAGGTGTATAGGGTTTAATAACGATGTATCTTATACTTATGCTTTAAAAGGATTAAATAAATCAGCCTGGTATTCTGAGAAGCAATTAGAACATATTTAAAAAATTTTCTTATATTAGTGTCTAAGTTTGGAAACATTTCAACGAAATAGATCGTTGTCTATGGAAATTACAGGTTATGACTAAAGTAAAATTAAGCCTAATTACAGGAAAATCAGGAGTTGGTGCTGAGGAGCCGTTAGAGATTACAGAGCGAGAATACTGGGATTGGTATATAAGGCTTCTTAGCATTAACTCTAAACATGATATTAAAAATAAAGAAAGATCTTTATTAGTTGAAATATTGAATGCGGATCCAAATGTCTGTTACTTTAGAGGAGATGGGGCTAAATTTATAAAGTCTCAACTAGATATCAGCAGTTCAGATCTTTCTAAATTGAAGGACTCTTTAGTACTTAAAGGTTTTCTGGTTGAAACAGGAAGGGTTAGGGGCGAAGCTTTTTTAACTAATTCTATTAGAAATTTTCAGAGATTTGTAAAGAATTCTATAGATAAGCAGGAGTCGTTAGATATTACATTTACTTATCCATATAAAATATATCCTAATGAGGTCACAGGATGATGTGTATTTTAAGACTGCCAGGGAAGTAGGTAGATCTGAAGAAATGGTAAGATTTGTAGTTAAGAACTTTTGGAATACTTTGAAAGATATGATGATGAATCCCCTGGATACTAAGAAAGGTATCCTTGTTACAGGATTCTTTAAACTCTTTATACCTAAATCATCTATAAAAAGATATATAAAGAATTTGAAAAAGAATTCAGCTTCTCAAAAGAAAATAGACTTTTATTATAATTTGCTAAATCAAATGCATAATGGCGATTCACAAAGACAAGAACAAAAAGAACGTATCTCTTGAAAGGCATATTGCCGAGCAAGTACATAAACATTCAAAGAAAACTCAAATACCTGTATCTATGAGTAAAGATCAATTAGACAAAGCAAGCGGAAAGAAACTTATCAATCCGGAAACTCCTGTTATTAATGAGGAACAGTTGTTAAAAAAAGAAAAAGCTATTCAGGAATACAATGAAAATATTAAAGACCTGGATCCTGATTATACCAGTGTTGTACCAAATAACAAAGTATTAGTAAGGGTGTTTCACCTTAATACAGAACGAACTGCCGGAGGTCTTATCATTGAACCTACTGTCAGAGTAAAGATTCCTACCAGATCAGGTTATGGATATATTGGAGATGCAGAATCTCCCTGGCAATATTCTCAAAAATGTGTTATTGTATCAGTACCGGCAGGAACGTCTGAAGAGCTTGTATCTAAGTTATCGAATGGCGAGGAGATGAGATATAAGAATCCACTCAGAGTAGGATCCGTATGTCAGCTTGGTCCATCTGCATTACAGCCTAAAGGTGGCTCAGACGGGGCTGTTGATATTCCTTCAGCTTATACGTTACCCGAATGGCCTGATGGAAGACCTCCTACAGATCTGAACAATAAGCATTTTGGATATTTAATGGTAAGCAGATCAGATATTATAGCTTTCTTACAGGATGATAATTCGTAGTTTAATTCGTTTTTTCTATAAGACTCCTTTGTTTAGCAGCAAGGGAGTCTTTTTAAATTTTTACTTATGACATTAGAAGTATTGTTTTTTCCGTTAGTAGCTGTTTTTATAGCCTTGATGTTTACAGATTTTGCCAGAAAAAGTGTGTTTAGAATAATGAGAATGCCTGTAAGGGTTTCAGATATATTGGTATTTATCGTTCTATCTATGTTACTCTTAACACCGGAATTCTCTGAATTAGCTACATTGATCATTATGGTCTCTATAAGTATATTTATAGTAGCTCTCAGATATTATCTTTCTGATAGAAATCTGGATCTTAAAGAAATTTTGATATTAGTTGGAATGATAATAGGGTTAGGAGCATTATCCTGGTGGCTGGTTCCTAAATTATATCTCAACTTTCCTTCTAAAACACAAAGAAAGATAACAGAGATTGAAAATGAATACCAACGTTTAGTTTACTTACGAGACTCTTTAAGGGAAGATATATTACATGTTGATAAAATACTTGAAGAACCGGATAGAGAAAAAGCTTTAAATGACGTTAAAAAATTCTTGAAGAAATATGAAGAATCTAGCGATAGTCTTAATTTTAGCAATAGTCATCATTTTACCACAGACACTATTAAGTCAGGAGATTGATCTTTTAAAAAGTGATACTATCTGCATGCCACGATCTGATTTTGCTAATTTGATGGCAGATGTCAGAATAATTGTGGAAACTGATTCAGTGCAAAAAATGCAGATTGGTAATTTAAGAAGAGATCTTAATCTGGCTGGTGAGCAAATTTCTGTTTTAACCAACCAGTTAGAATATACTGAAGACAAACTTGTTTTTACTGAAAAAGAGCTTAGAAGAGCAAAAGCTTGGTATAATAATAAGTTTATGTGGTTCGGTGTAGGAATACTTGCAACAGTCTATTTACTTAACTAAAAACTGTTTATGGATCCATGTATATATTTAAGAGACTATGTTATATACAGATCTGTAAGGATGTCTTCTAAGATAGCATCGTTAGATATTTTAAGTGTAAAACATAGTTTGAAAACTATATGGTATTCAGATGATATAGATAGTAAACTTAAACAATTCATATCTTCTAACGGGGAGTTGAATAACGATCAAATAAAAGATCTGTGTAAGGTTGTACCAGAAAATATAGTAAAAGATTTTTTATCTAAAAGCTTGTTTAATAAAATATATTGTCAAAGAAACTTTACCAGTAATTATAAGGATTCTACATCATTTGAATACGAAAGAACTATTATATTTATTCCATGTGATAAGGTCACACATCAGCAAATATATAAAAACTTATGGTAAATGTAATTGTACAAGTTTTGCTCTTTTTCGTTTTATGGTTTTTGTTTAATAATTTAATTGCCTGGTATAAATATCATTCTTATCAGCAAGATCTTAATGAGAAAGACATTCCTTATTATAAAGAAATAATCATTAGTATTAATTTAAGTCATTTGAACGATAAATATCATAAAGAAACTTTTAACTTGGAAGAAAAGGTTTTAGGAGTAAGCTTAGTAGATACTAATCCTAATAACAATGTAGATCTTGGTAAAAGAACAGTTACAAAATTTGGATTAGTTATAATTGATATTGTTTTTTCTTATGATATATTTTTAATTCAAGATGAAAATGACTTGGAGAAAATTACTGAAGGAATACAAACAGGCAACTCCTGATCAAAGATTTGCCTGGGTACAAGGAAACTTTAGATTTTTTGTAATAGATAAACTTCCTGAGTTTATATCACTTATATTGATAAGAAGATATGTTATTAGAGAAGTTTTATATAGATCGCATTCAAAAGCTGCTGAATGTGTTGTTAATGGAAGCTGTAAGGTTTGTGGATGTTCTATGCCTGAAAAACTTTTTGCAGATGAAGGATGTAAAAATAATTGTTATAAACCTATGAAAACAAATTGGATATGGACTTTAATCCGTTATTTACTAAGGATAGATATACCTTAGAAGAAGTATTTAAGATATATAAGAAATTAGAAGTGAATTGTCATTATACACATGTGGCTTCCAAAACATTTGCCCAACATGAAGCATGGGGAAAGCTATATAATCGTTTACATGATCTTTCAGATAGATTTGTAGAGGCTGCATTAGGATTTGATAAATCAGAACTAAGAATGCCTATTTCTATATCTATAGATATTTTTACAATAGACGATGCAGTAAATGGTTTAAAAGAGGTTGAAGAGATATTTGATGAATTATGTCAGGATTGTAATGTTGCATCTGTAGAGAATATTCTCGCTGAAACTCTTGAAGCAATTCAAACAACACTTTATCTTTTAACATTAAAATAGTATGTTCTATATTGAAAAATTTAAACTGTCTAAACCTTCTGGAGAAAAAGAAATACATTACGGAGTAATGTATGGAACATCAGTGGTGAGAAAATTTAAAACAGATTCAGAAGCAAGGCTTCTTAAAATGGCTCTCAACAATGTACTAAATTCTTCTGAATCTGGATTAAAAACAATTATTGCAGCATATAGAAATCAAGATCTCCCAGATCTAAGAAACGCAATTAACTATACAGATTTTTCAGATTATGAGTAATGTAAAACGAAATTATAAATTAAAAGGCATGAAAAAGAACAAAGTAACTAAAGCAATAGTAAATAATGCTACAAATAAGGTAACGATAGTAGAGAAGGATGGAAAGGCTACTGTAACATCAAATCAAAATAATCTTTCCAAGCAGACAGTAGTTAATCCCGATGAATGGAACAGAGTAGCTAAACATTTTGGAGAAGTGGCTCCTAATGAAACATTTGAATATACCTTTAAATATTATGGGGATAAAAAATATGCGAGACATGAAGCAAGCTGTTCTTGCATTACTTCTGAATGGAAAGATAACAGTATTAAATTATCTTTCACTATAAAAGAACCTGATTGGGAAGTGTTAGAAAAAGCAGGAAGAAATTACTCTGAGACATACAGAACAATAACAGTTATGTTTACAGATGGATCAGTTGCAAAATTAAGTTTAAAAGCATTTGTTTTACCTAAATCTCTTATAGAAAATGATGGAAATTGATATTTTTAGATTCAGTGATGATGGTGATAGTACATTAGGTCTAATGTTTATAGATGGTGCTTTCTTTTGTTATACATTAGAAGATGAGTTCAGACCAGTAAAATTAAAACATGAGACCAGAATTCCTGCAGGAACATATGAGTTGGGAATAATGGATGTAATAACACCTATGACACAAAAATATAGAGCCAGACATAATTGGTTTGAATTCTTTACAGTATTGAAAGATGTGCCAGGATTTTCCCATATTTATGTTCATTATGGAAATACGGATGAGGATACTTCAGGATGTATTCTTGTAGGAGACGCTCAAAAAAGTAATAATTCATATGGAACTGGATTTGTTGAAAATAGTAGAGATACATTTAGACAATGGTATAAAATAGTATATCCTCAACTTCAATTAGGCAGAACAGTTAAGATAAATTTAATTGATATGGATAGAAATTATGATAAGTTTATACAAAAATTACCTCTATGAAGACAAATCATGTCATTAATTACCAGGATCCTAACAAGGAGTTTAATGTAGATTTAAATTTTTGGGAAGTAAACCCTCAACTTAAATTGATCAAAGAATTTAAGGCTCTTTATGATCTGGATAATAGTGATGATAAATCTTATAGTTCTAAACAAATGTGGTTTATTTTCTTTATGTGTGAGAGCGATATGGAGATAAACAAGTTTGCCACTATGGATCCTGAAAAAAGAATAGATATTTTAAAGGATACATTTTTTAAAGATATAGATGAGAATGATGAATACTTAAATGATGCTATAGATATTTATCCGGAGATATGTATGACCTTAGAAGAACGTGCTTTAGCAGATGCTTATCTATCTGTAAGAAGACTCCATAAATTTTTAAGGAACGTAAGATACACAGAAGACAATGTAAGTAAGATAACAAGTGCATTAAAGAATCTTAAAGTAGTGTATTCAGATCTCGAAGAAGCGAAAGATAATTTATTAAAGAAAAAAGAATCGGATGATAAAAGTAAACATAAAAAAACGCTTAGTGACAAGAAATTAATATGATCAACGAGGATATTTCAGGAAACGAAATAGTAACTTATGACCAGGATTTTTGGCCTAAAACTGAAGATTTAAATAGATTTTACAAACAGTTTGAAGTTAAAACCTACCATCCTTCAGATCCAAGATATCTCATGTTTTGGAGAGATATGAAAAAGAAATTAATAGAAGGAGCTTGGATTGAAAATTATAACGGGTGGACATATGTACCAGGTAGATTAGGGTTCTATGGTACGTTTTGTACTATAATGGAAACCAATGAAGAAGAAAAAACCAGGATTGCTATAAGACCTTTGATCAGGGATATAGAATGGCACAGAGCCTTTAGCTACTTAGAAGCTGAAGGCTTTTCTGGTTGGAAAGATGATGATCTATATACTTCAGATCATGGTATAAGACAAATAAGAAAGAACTGGGCAAATTCAAATGAATTATCAGATCCAAGATTCTTTAAGTCTGATGGTCAATTTAAAGAGTTTATTCCCCCAAGAGAGAACATTAGAAGAATACATGAGAAACCTAAAGGTGTTCCTTATTACTGGAATGAATGTTCCAATATAGATGAAATGGGTTCTCGTGGTGGAGGAAAGTCTTATTACCATGCATTAGCCGGAGCATGGTACACTGTATTATTTGATAATATTAAGTACTATACTGAAAAAAACAGGGTAAACCCTCCTAAAGCTGAAGTGCTTATAGGATCCGGACGAGCAGATAAATCATCTGAATTCTGTGAAAAGATAATTGATGCTCATAATCAGTTAGAATATGATCCGGCTTTTGGTTCTTGGGGAGAACCTGGAGATGAGGATTTTGAACCGTGTCCTTTATATAAAAGATTTACAGGCAGTATCAAAGTTAATAATAAAGCAGAAAAAAATCCCTGGAGACAAGAATGGACAGAGATCATTAATGGTAAGAAAAAGACCTATGGTTCAGGATCTTGTATTTGGCATGTTAATTACTCTACTAATAAAAAAGATGGAGCTGAAGCTGGAGCTGGTGGTAGATATGTATTTGTATATTATGAAGAAAAAGGTCTTACAGAATTATTGATTGATGCCCATAACTCGAATCGAGCTACTGTTCATACTGATACTAAATTTGGAGTTGAAGTATTCTTAGGTACATCTGGTAATGAAAAAGTAGTTCAACCTGCTAAACGTATATTCTACAGCCCAAAAGATTATGAGTGTTTAGAATTTCCAGATCTATGGGAAGGAAATCAAAATCCAATAGGATCTTATCTACCTTCCTATATGACTGTAAATAAATTTAAAGATGATAATGGAAATACTCAATTGGAAGAAGCTAAAAATTATTTTATCAATAGAAGGATAGAAGCATCTCAATCTAATGACCCTTCCATTTTAAGATTGGAAAGAGTTAATTACCCTATAATGCCTTCTGACATGTGGTTGAGTTTAGGAGGATCCCTTCTTCCTGCTGCAGAAGCAGAGCAAAGAGAAAAAGAATTAATGAAGGATAATCTATATATGCATATTGGTACTCCTGTAAAATTAAAGTACTCTAATGATCCACAAGCTATTAATGGAGTAGATTATGATATATTACATGATGCAGAGCCTTACTATGAATGGCCTTTAGAAGCTAATTCTAAAAGAAGTAATACAGATGGGTGTATTGTAATATATGAATGGCCTAAGTTATCAGCAGGAGTTATACCAGAAGATGCATATATTGCTACACATGACCCTTATATTTCTGATGAAATTCACAAAGGTGGATCTCTTGGAGTTACTCATGTTTGGATAAATCCTAAATATATACCTTTTGGATATAAAGGAAATACGTTAGCAGCTACTTATATAGGAAAACCAAAAGGAGGTAAAAGAATATATTATCAGAATCAGGAAAAACTTCTTCAATTTTTTGGATGCTCTCTTAGAAACTTGTGGTATGAGGCAAATGCAGGTGAATATTGCAGGGGATATTACATTAAAAGGGGTAAAGAGAAACTTCTTTGTTTAAGACCTACGTTAGAAAAAGGGGATAATATATTTGAAAGGCAGGTCACGCAGTATGGATTTGTAGTTGGAAATAAAGTAGCTAAAATTGCAATGTGTGATGATTTAAATGATTTGCTATTAAAACCTATTGAAGTTCCTAACAGGGAAAAAGAGTCTAAAGTAATATTTGAAATACCTTGTATATTTACTTTAAGACAAATAAAATCGTTTGATTTAGATGGTAACTTTGATGCTGTATCGTCTATATTGGGCTACCCATTATTTTTAAGAGAACAAGAACATCATTTAAAAGACAGGATAAATGAAAAGTTACAGGTTAAAAGAAAAAATCCATTTTCCTTCTTGTCAGTAAATAAACAAATAGGGTTATTAAAAAACTAATCAATGAGTAATACTACCTTTAAGAGCAGAAATATAATTAATGCTGAAGAATATAATGAGTATATCAGTAAAAAACGTAAAAAACGTCAGATCAAAGATTATTCTGATATACCTTATAATTTAAGATTACCAGAAAAAGATAAGTACGCTGATGGTAATGCCTGGTTTAGAGCTATGGCTGATTACATAGTACCTAATGATTTTACTACTATGGATAGTTATGATCAGTTAAGGATATGGTATGATCTTTTGAATAATAACCTTGAAAGAATAAAAGATGAGATAGATAAATTCTGCAATCCTCTTGGAGAAAATGAAGGTAGTGGATTACCTGATTCTGCTATTGAAGAAATAAAACCTTATAATAGAATTCATACCAAAATAGGCGTAATGGTTGGAGAGCTGTTAAAAAGAGCTGACAACCATAAGGTACAACTAATGTCTGATTCTGCTGCAGACAGAAAAAATAAACAGTACAGAGAGAAAGTACAAAGTACATTAGCCCAGATCATTGAGATGCATATGAATATCATTCTAATGCGTCAAGAAGGCAGAAAAGAATCTGAAATAGAAGAATACAGGCAGCAGTTAGAGCAAGAATTAACTCCAGATGATATTGATGTTAAGAACTTTAAATCCGATTTAGAGATATTTTATAATAAAGCATTGGAATATTGTAAATATACAAACAATGTAAATAAGAAAAAGAAAGACTCTTTAAAACATGCTTTAACTTCAGATTCCATTGCATTATATGTAGGATGGGAATTTGGAAAGCCTGTTATAAAATCCGTAAATTCCTTACATGCTGTTTGGCATAACTCACCTAATGAGCATAGATTTGAAAAAGGAGACTACTTTTTAGTTAATAATGCTATAAGTGTTGGATCCATGCTTACTAAGTATGGAGATCTTTTAGAAGATGAACATTTAGAACAATTAGGAATATACGACAGAACTTCTTCCAGACATTTAGATAAAAGACATAGTGTTCTTAACCCAGGTTCTCCTGCTAAACCTGTGTATAGCGATCATGGATATCAAATGTCAAAAATAGCAAGCAACAGTAAAAATTTCTCTGTAAATAGAGAAGTAGGGGAGTCTACAAGTCCAGGTACTTCTATGACCGCAGGATCAGATACATTGATAAGTGAGACACATTTAGAATTTAAAGCTTTCAAATGTGTGTATTTTGTAACCTATAAAGATGAATATGGAGAAGACATAACTGATATATTACCATCTGATTTTAAAATACCTAAAGATGCTATCTCCTATAAATATATAAATAAATGGGGAATGGTATCTAAGAAATATGAATGGGTAAATGAATTTGGCGAGCCTATTACAGCAGATAAAGTAGAAATACCAAGAAGGTACGAAGTAACTATATTAGGTAATGGTGATTCCAGAGTGTATTTAAATTGTAGAGAAGTACCATTTCAACCTTTAAACCTTGAAGATCCTTTTGGATCTTTTGAGTTATCTTATAAAGGAACTCTGTTAAGTGCTTTTAATACAAAATCTATTTCTGCAGTTGGAAGAGCAATGCCTTTTCAAATGCAGTATTTTTACGTTAAGCATTTAATAAATAGAGAACTGTCTAAATACACTGGATTTACATTAGATATAGATGTAGATCAAATACCTGACTATTTAGTATTAGATGAAAACAACGATCCAATACCAGGTAGAGATAAGACTGCAGTTTGGAGGTTATACATGAAACGTTTAGGAGTAAACTTTTATTCAGGATCGCAATCTTCAAATGGATTACCTCCTTCTACCAGAAGCCCTGGATCTAAAGGTGCAATGTTGGGTACAGCTTCTGAACTTATTAATCTGCAAGTCTTATGTGATTACATTGATAAAGAGATTGGAATGGCTATAGGTATATCACCTCAAAGAGAGTCTATGTTCTCTTCAAATAGCAATGTAACAGATAATCAACAGGCTATTGCTCAATCTCATCATATTACAGAACCAATTTTCTTTGAAGTAAATGAGGTATGGAAACATGCTTATAACGATTATTTAAGATTATTTCGGAAGTGGGCTAAATTAGTATTTGAAGAAAACCCTCTAAAGACAGAACACACATTATACTATATTAATGGAGAGGGAGTGCCTGATACTATTACAGTTACCCCTGACATGCTTGATCATATAGATGTAGGACTGTTTGTTTCAAATAGTGGGCAAGATCAAGAATATAGGAATATGATGAGAGAGCTTGCATTTACATTTGCACAGAATCAAGGACAAGGAGCTGAAACTGTATCTGCAATGCTAAAGCATATAACAAGTGGGGCAAGTCCTGAAGAAATACACAAAACACTTGTTATTGAAAATAAAAAACAACAAGAAAGAATAGAACGTATGGAAATGCAAAAAGAGAAATTAGCTGAACTGGCTCAGAAACGTCAAGATGATATTAGAGAAGACGAGCAACAGCACGATAAAGACAAGATCATGCTTAAAGGAGATATTGATAAAGAGATTAAAGCAATGGATGTATATAAGTTACAGGATGATCTGAATAAAGATCAGGATGGAATTCCAGATCCTTTAGAAGCAGCTAAAATACAACATCAGATCAATAAGGAAAATATGGAATTATCTCAAAAAGATAAGGAGCTTGCTTTGAAAGAAAGAGAGCTTCAGCAAAAAGCATCTAAAGATATGATGGATGCAGATAACAAACGTAAAGAAATTCAAGCGAAAAAATCGCAAGGTTCCAGTAATAAAAATTAATATTTTCTAAAAAGTTAATATATATAACTAAAATTTAAATACTTTGTATAATTATTTCCTTTAGAAGAAACTATTGTGTTGTAGCAGCTAAATGGTTAATCTAAAGCGAAAATTAAAACTTAAAAATATGAATGAAACTACAGGAAACGTAGCTAATACTGAGGATATAATGCCAAATTTTGAATTTGACATGGGTGAAAATGTTGTAGAAGATATTCCTAATCCTCAAGAAATAAATGAAAACAATCAGCAAACAACTACTAAAGAAGATCAATCTACAAAAGAACAAAAAGAAACCAAGACGGAAGAGCAGAGTACAGAATCTAATGAATCGACAGAACAGGTAACAGGTAAAGATAATCCTTTTACAGAACAAGAAGATTCTAATTCTACTAAAGATCAGGAAACAGAAACACAAAGTTCACAAGAAGGATCTGGAGAAAAAAGTGATGAAGTAGAAGGAGATCCCAGAGTGGCTGCGGTCTTTGAAATATTTAAACAAAAAGGATATATTCAGGAAGATCCATCTAATCCGCTTAATAATACAGTGGAAGAATTAGACATGTTCTTTAATGACCTTCAGAATTATACAGCTCAAGCTGTAGTAAATAGTCTTCCTGAACCCCTTCAAAAGTTATTTCAATTTGGAATGGCTAAAGGTGGAGAACTCCAAGAAAAAGATCTTGCAGAATTTTTCGGTGAATATCAAGAAACTAAACAACAAGTAGGTTCTATTGATATCTCAACTGAAGATAAAATGGAAGCGTTTGTAAAAGAACAGTTAATTAAAGAAGGAAAAGATGAAGAGGATGCTTTAGATATGATCGAAATTTGGAAAGATAAAGACAAATTAAAAACATATGCGGAGAAATACAAAGAAAATATTGAAAGTCTTCCTGAAAAAAAGATCCAAAAGAAGATCGAGGAGACTGAACAGCAAGCTCAGAAAAGACAACAACAAGCAATTCAATTTAGAAATCAAGTTGTAGATTCTATTAAATCTAAAAAATGGAGTAATCAACGTAAAGCTGTTGTATTTGATGAGATCTATAAAGGAAAGATAAATGAAAAAGCTTCTACTATTAAACAACATCCTGAAGCATTGATACAACTCGCAGATTTTATGAGTTATTTTGATGCTGATAAAGGGATCTTTAATATGGAAGCCTATAAAAAACAAATTACAGGTAAAGCGACAGAAACAGTTAAAAAAGTCCTTGAAAGTACACTTAGTGGTCAATCTGCTATAACAGGAAATCAAGGTGGATCAATGTCTCCTGGTTCAACGAAAAAGGACGCACAGGGGGAAGAATTTGAATTTATAGTCTAATTGATCCTTTTTATTTATTTAATCAATTTTTTAAAATTCTAACGTAAAATGAGTGATAGAAAAACAGCGATAACCTTGCAAGAGTACAAAGGTTTTGGTGGCTCATTTCACGACTCTATTTCTCATGCGTCCATGTTTAGGGATTATAAGCCCTATAACTTTGGTATGATGACCTCCAGGCTATTTTCTTCCAGTCTGAAGTCTAGTCTTATCAATAAAAAATTCACATGGATGACTCTGGCTCAGGGTAACTATCATGTGTTGCCAGGAGGTACAGATGATTATGAGTGGGAAGTAGGTGGTGATGCAGAAATGGATTTGGAGATCACAGAGCTTTTGGTTGATCCACAAGCTCAGGCAGGTAAGAACAATGAAAGTTTTTATATTGCCGGTAATAATGATTTCTACCATGAGCCTGTTATTTTCCTGACTGAAGATCCCAATGCTCCCATGTTGAGAGTTATTGGTCATCCAGTACAGCTAAGTGCTAATAGCTGGAGATATGAAGTAGAAATTCAATCTGGTGATCCTAATGATTGGATCCCAACTGATCTGATCAGTGAAGGAATGACACTTACCAGAGCTACTACAGCAGTAGCTGATGAAGAAAATCAAAAGTTTGGGCCTGATCAATATGCACAAATGACCAAGCTCCGTTCTTGGACAGGTCAATTTGGAAATAAGATCGAGTTCACTGATAAATTCATCCGTACTGAAATTGCTGCTGCTAAGTCAGGCGGTTCTATGCCTGGTAATCAAGGTTATAGTTTTGGAGGTAAAACCTATAAAGATGCTGTAGCATCAGGCTACATTTATCAAGCCTCACTGAAAAAGCCTGGTACTAATGATAAGATCGAAAAAGGTGTTTTCATTACTAAGGCTGAAGCAAGGCTTCTTGAAAGAACAGAAGCAGATCGTGAATATATGATGGAATTTGGTAGACTTCAGAAAACTGTAGATCGTGATTCTGAAAGACCTATCAAAATTGCTCCAGGTTGGAGACAGCTTGTAAGAGATGGTCATTATCTCGAACATAATGGTTCTTTGACTCTTGGAGATCTTTCTGAATTTTTGAGTACTATCTTCTTCCGAAGAAAGTCTTTTGAAAACAGAGATATTAGAATTTTGGGTGGAGAAGGAGCTATTGAGTTCCTGTCACGTTTGATTGCTGCTGAAGCATCTAACTTTAATCTGCCTGATGGTTCTCTGTGGATTCAGAAACGTAATGATCCAGAAGGATTCCACTCTAATGAACTGGAGTTTGGAGCGCAATTCACTAAGATCAAGTTTATGAACGGTGTTACTGTAACAATTGGCTATGATCCTATTAAGGATGATGACCGTATCTTTAAGATGAAAGCTCCTGGTACTAACAGACCGCTTGAATCTTACGCTATGGATATTCTTGACTTTGGGCCTACTGAATATAAAGCAGAAGGTGCAAGAGATGAGAATGTTACTATGGTAATGCAAGATGGTGTTGAAGAATACTTCAGTACCTGTGGTGCTTATGATATTCGCACTGGTGCAGTAACTGATGGTTCAATGAGACCATCTACTAATAAACGATGTGGTATCTATAGAACACTTGCAGGATCACTATGCGTGTGGGATACTTCTCGTATTGGTAGAGTAGAATACAATCCGTATCTTTAATTTTCGCTACTTTGGGTGGGTGGGGAGTTCTAAGGCTCCCCATCCAATTTTTATATAACTTATGAAAAAAGTTTAAGGATGAATCAGGTAATGAAAAAACCTACACACATTAAAGATCAACTAAGACATACTATGTTTATTAACCCTGTTAAAAGACAATCTGTACAGGGAAGAGATAAATATTCTATCGTCACTCCTGGAGGAGAAGTCAAATCTATGAATAGAACAGCATCTAAAGATGCTACCAAGAGATATTCATTTCCAACAGATCCTAACAATCCTCAAAGATTGGTAACAGGTTTGGATGAAATGATTGATAATCCCTGGTTTGGAGATGAGCCTAATAAAATTCCAGAAGAACGGTCTTTACCTGCATCATGGTATGATGAAGCTGATAAGCTTGTAAAACAGGAAAAGATCACTAAACAGATGTATCTGGAAATTTTAGCAGGAGTACCAAAAGGTACTTATACGGCTGAAAAATCTTTAAATCCAAATATTTCCAGAAGGTTACCTAATGATAGAGCAACAGTTTTAGAATCTTTTTATATTATTTTATACGATAAGCCTAATAAGTTTACAGATGATAGTCCAAGAGGAAGGTTGGCACAGCAATTAGCTAAAGTAAGTAAACGTATTGCAGACTCTAAGAATGATATCAATCCTAATAGACATCATTTTTATATCTCCGAAGAAAATGAAGCTGCTATTGAAAGAGCAGCAAAAGAAGATATTATCAATAATGCTGTTACAGATCTAACTATTCTAAGACGTAAAAATGATGAGTTTATGTCTTATCAAATAGCTGTAGTACTTGGATTGGTTGAAGGTCAGGTGCAACCTGTTATTGTCAAAGATAAATTAAATCAATTTATCAAAGACAAAAGTAAAAATCAAATGGATAACATTGAGAAATTCAATCAACTTATTAAGTTGTTAGATACTGGTGGAGAAGGACTGAAGAAATTCTATGTCATGTATCTTGTAAAACAAGCAGTGAATTCTAATGTTATGAGTGTTTCTTCCGGACAATATATCTGGCATAGCAAGAAAGGAATTGATAATCTTTATCAACTGGGCAATAACAGAAAACTTATCCATAAAATGTTCTATGATGAGTTGAATAAATATGATCCGGAACTTGATGCTGATAATCTGTACAAGGATCTTGCATATGAACTTAGAAATAAAGGCATTCGTATTAATGAAGAATGGCTTTAAATAAAAATATATGTTAGTTGAAGCATTACATTACAGGTTTAATTTGATGTGGGATGAAAATTACTCCCACATCAATAAAACCTTTTCTGCAGCAGAAACAGATACTTATCTTTCTGTAGGTGTAAATGAGCTTACAGAAATTTTGTATTCTGGTAACAATCTAAAAAAGTACAAGTTAGGATTTGAAGTTACACAGCAGCGTATTGATATGTTGTCTACTTTAGTAGTGGGCCAGCCTGAACAACCTGCTATCAATCCAACTAATTTTAACTCAGATTTGAACTTATATGAATTTGATTTCGTAGATTTAATTGAACCTTATAAACATCTCTTAAAAGTAAGAGGTAAGATCAAAAAGTGTGATGACCTATTCAATGTAGTGATCAAACAACATGATGATCTGAATAGAATGCTGGGAGATGCAAATCAAGGGTGTTCTTTAAAATGGAGAAGGGCTTTAGCTGAAATAAAGAGAAGCTCTAATCCTGAAACAGAAAAAAGTCTCTATGTTTATACAGAAGGTAAATTTGAAGTAGATTCAGTTTATATAGAATTTTTAAAAAGACCTTCTGAAATATGTCTTGGTAATTATAGGGATATGCCTACAATAGATAACCCTAATCCAGGACTTAAACCAAGATCAGAATGCGATCTTCCAGAAGATGTTCATGATCTTGTAGTTCAGGTAGCTGTACAGGTAGCTGCCAGAGCATTGACAAATGTGGCTAAAATGCAGATAGCTGAAAAAGGCTCATCTGACATTATACAATAAATTATTATTTTAACTTAAATAGATTTTAAGATGGCAAATTCAAAACGTTCCAATAAGAAGTTTATGGAACAAATTTTCGTTATATCTGGAAATCCATCAGTAAAAGCTGAAAATTGGCTTGATCCTGTTTTGGATATTCTTGATGATCCTCCTGGATCTCCTGCTACTGGCGCAAGATATCTTGTAGGTACTGGTACTGGAGCATGGGCTGGACAGGATGATGATGTTGCTGAGTGGGATGGTTCTGCTTGGGGATTCACTACTCCGAGTTCAGGTGATTTGGTAAGAGTTCAGGATGAAGATGTAAACTATCAATTTGATGGTGCAGCCTGGGCTGCTGCTGGTTATTTTGTAAACAACTTGAATACATCAGGTACAGCTCTGAACATTGCAGATGGACAACTTGGTATTATCAATGCAGGAATGGACAGTAATAATGCTGGTGTAAGAAAAGGAGATTTTCTCTTTCCTGGTGTTTCTGCACAAGATGTTCCTGCGATCCAGATTGTTCAAGGTACTCCTAATTCTGCAGACCTTACTAATGTGTCTGGTTGGGAAACTGAAATGCCAGCTTGCTTGAAGAGTGGTATTATCTATCGTGATAAGGTAATGGCCTTCTCTGGACGTATTGCCAGATCTGGTAAATACTCTATGACTCTTGCAAGTAATTTTTCAGCACCTATGGATGAAACAGATTACAAAGGTTACATTGAAATTCGTTCCAGACGTAACAAGAGAGATTTTAGCGGTAATGTACAAACAATACCTTACAGCGTAACTACTCCTGATTATACTGGATTGGGTACTACAAGTCCTCTGGATCATTTACTTCAGAGTATGGCTCATCAATTTAACCTTCAGTCTAAGCATGCATCTGTATCTCCCAGCTTTTACAGTAATGGTTCTAATCCATATGTAGTATTTGCTGTAAATATTTCTGGAGGTGCTGGTACAGCAGTTGGAAATATTGCAGTAGGAGATACTATTCCTTTTATGCAGATCACTCGTAACGGAGTTACTCATACAAGTAACTTTATTGCGAATAAAGCATTGATCACTTCTTTGAACGAAGCATTAGCTACTAATTTGACAGCAGCTAGTACTATCGAAGTAATTGATCTTGCAACAGCAGGTGATGCTGCAAAAGTAGATGCTCTTCTTTTTGTAGGTACTGATCAGGAAGTTGCCAAAGCTTATGATGATATCTATTCAACGAAAGTACGATTGGATATTGAACTGGGTGATGGATTTCTTGCTGGTAATGGTTATACCAAAGAGATTGCTGCCAGAAAACATGATGGTTATGGAGCAGGAAGACAGTGGGATATCCGCTATGATGTGAGAGCTTTTGCTAATTTACATAATTATCAGCTTACTGGTCATAAGGATGCAGTTATTGAGCTGCCTAATAACATTGATGTAACCAAAGATTACTTTGTGTTCATTCTTGATTATTATGATGTAGAACAAAGTACTGTATCTTATGAGCAAGATCAGCAAAAACGTGTAGTAATTCTTATGGAAGCTACAGATAATGCCACATCAAATGGTATTGACGTAGAAACTGGAATTACTTACACAAATTCCCAATCTAATGCTGTAACTGATCTCAATAACATTTTGGGATACTGGTTGGATACAGCTAAACAATTTAGCGCATTTGAAACTGCGTTAGATGATGGAATGGATGTACCTGATCCTGCTAATCCAGGTTCCGGAGTATATTTTGTGTAATAGATAATTAATATAATTGTCTCATAATAAAAGTGTGTAATGGGGGAGAGCAATATCTCTCCCCCTTACTTTAATTTTGCTGTTAGAGGAGGCAGTACTCCTTCTACAAACTTTTTAGCTAATAATGGCCCTGAATTAACAGAGTGGATACAGTATGCATTAGATAATGGATGGATTGTAATTAATGACATAGATGCGGAAGAAATTACAGATGTAGATATAGATCTGGTTATAGCAGGAGATCCTGCTACTTACAGAATAACTATAAAAACAACTGGTAATCCTATAGGATACTCTGACACATTTGAGATAAATATAGGAGATCATACTCATGATCCTTCACAAGTATCTACATATATACATAATCAATCAGTACCTTTAGATGTATGGACTATAACTCATAATTTAGATAAAAAACCCAGCGTAACAGTAGTGGATAGTGCGGATAGAATAGTAATTGGAAATGTAAAATATATAGGAACAAATTCTGTTCAAATTACATTTTCAGGTGCTTTTTCAGGAAAAGCTTATTTAAATTAATTTAATTAAATCTAATAATAATGGCTAGACAATTTTTAGTGCCAATTAATCTCACTGAGAATGAAGTGCAGAATTTTTTGGTGCATAATTTGACATCAGACCCTACTGGTATTGCTGGACGTATATATTTCAACACAACTGGAAATGTGATGAAATATTATGATGGTACTCAATGGGTAACATTAGATGCATCAGGAGAAGCAAATACAGCAAGTAATCAAGGAGCAGGAATTGGGCTATTTGATGGAAAATCAGGTGTTGATTTACAGTTTAGAAGTCTTACCTCTCCAGATAGTTCTGTAACAATTACATTAGATGATCCGAATAATGAAGTTGATCTGGAAGTAAATCCTTCTAATGTAGATCACGATTCTTTATTGAATTTTGTAGGAAATGAACATATTGACCACACTGCAGTAAATATTACTGCAGGAGTAGGTCTTTCAGGTGGTGGTAACATTGCGTCCAGTTTTACTATTGACATGGATATCAATGAACTTACAGCCGAAAGTTCTGTAGATATTGCTGCAGATTATGTAGCTATATATGATGCAAGTGCTGCAGGTCATAGAAAAGTGTTACTTCAAAATCTGGGTAATGATACTCACTTGTTTTCTGAAGATAAAACTCTTTCTGCTACCAGTAGAACACATACTATTTCAGGTAGAAGTATGACCTTTGAATTGGATGGATTATCTTTATTTAGAGTTGGAGACTTTAATGCTAATGATAGTCAAACTCAGTTTTATATTGATAATAATAATGATCTTATAGTGTTAGATGCTCGAAATGGATCTATACAACTTGGAGATTATCAAAGTAATGGAACGGCTAATATTGTAATTACTCCCAGTCTTACCGTACCTGATATATCAATATTTAATACTAAATCAGGTCAATTTAATTTGACATCTACTGGAATGGAATTAATAGTGGATTCTGAAAATAGTACAGGATTTACTATTACTGATAACAGAACTACTACAGTAGGTTTGCAGTATGCTGCTGACTATTCTGCAGATTTTACTGCCAGAACTCTTCCAGATGTAGGGTGGGTTCAGGATTATGTAACTACAAATGCCCCTACTCTTACAGAAGAAGAAGTACAGGATTTTGCCTGGAATGTGCTTGCAGGAACACAAACTCTCATCACAGTTACTTATGACGATGTAGCTAATGCCGTTAATTTTGTAGTAGATGAAGCTGCTATTGATCATGATGCTCTTACAAATTTTGTAGCTAATGAGCATATTGATCACAGCGCAGTTAGAGTTATTGCTCCAGGTGATACAGGTCTTACAGTAGTTAATAATGACCTAACTGCAGATATTGATGTATCTGTAGATATTACTGGTACTACTGCAACTACTACTGTAGCTGATAATGACGAGCTGTTAATACATGATACTTCTGTACCAGGTTTGAGAAGCATTACCAGAGATAATTTCCTTACAAGTTCAGATATTAACTTTAACGGAGTAAATACTGTAACAGGACTTCCTCTTCCAGTTAATGATACTGATGCAGCTTCTAAGATCTATGTAGATACTGCGATCAATGGATTCAGTAATAAAGATTCTGTAAAAGTTGCTACAACTGGAAATATCACACTTTCTGGAGAGCAAACCATTGATGGTGTTCTTACTTCTGCAGATAGAGTATTGGTTAAAAATCAAACTAATGCTGAAGAAAATGGTATTTATGTATCTGGTGCAGGAGCATGGACAAGAGCTGAAGATGCTGATTCTTGGGATGAATTAATATCAGCTCACACTTGGGTTGAAGAAGGTACTACTAATGGTGATTCAGGATGGCTGTGTACAGTTGATGAAGGTGGTACATTAGGTACTACTTCTGTTACCTGGACTCAGTATTCTGGTGCTGGCCAAATTACTGCAGGTGATGGTCTTACCAAAGCTGGTAATACTATTGATGTTGTAGCTGCTGACGCAACTTTGACAGTTAATGCAGATGACATAGCTGTAAATTATGATAATGATACTATTGTACTTGGTGGATCAGGATTAGAAGTAGCTAATTATACACCAGTTTCAGGTTCTACTGTAGCAGTTAAAAAAGCTGCCACTTTAACTGGAGATGGTACAACTACTGATTTCACCTTTACGCACAACCTGAATACTCAGGATGTTGTAGTAATGATTCGTGAAACTTCTGCTCCTTATGATGTTGTAGTAGCAGATATTGAAGTAGATTCAGTCAATGCAGTAGGTATTAATTTTGCATCTGCTCCACCTGTTTCTACAGATTATAGAGTTGTAGTAATTGGTTAATATACTGTCTAAGATTTGGCTCTATCTTGAGTCAAATCTTAGGTTGTTTTGACTTGATTTTGGTTAATTAATAAACCAATATGGCTATTAAAAACGTAAGAACTGATCTCCAATTTAATGATAGTGATCTTTTAGATATTAATAATGCAGAGATCAGCAAAATATACTTTAGAGATTCAAGTGGAATAAATCAATGGGAATCATATGTAAATACAGTTAATAATCATTTATATTTTGATGCTCCTGCTGTAGGTTCTAATATTATTATTAGGGATAGTAGCAATTCTGAGATCTTTACCTTTTTTACAGGTGGAGATCTCAGGCTACATGATTATGGATCTGGTAATAATACAGGAACAGCTACAAAATATTTGGCAGTAGATGCAAATGGTTATTTAATAGAAGAAGATTCCCCTGGTAGTGGAGATAAATTTACCAGAGATGTTAATCAAGCTTCTCATGGATTATCTGTAGGTGATGCTATTAGACACAATGGATCTAATTATGTAAAAGCTTTAGGTGATTCTAGTTCTAACTCAGATGTTATAGGATTAGTTTCTGCTGTTACAGATGTAGATAATTTTACTTATCAATTTGCAGGTCTTTTTACTTCAGGTACATGGACTAATGGAACACATTATTTTTTAAGTACTACTGTAGCAGGAGATGTGATAACAGAACCTGTATATAATGTAGGAGAAGTAAGACAACATATAGGTACAGGTGTACCAGGAGGATTACTTCTTGAAATAGATATTGGACATGTAATAAGTGCTTCAGGATCTGGTGGAGCTGAGGAATTATCTGATCTGACAGATGTAAATACAAGTACTCCAACTAATAGAAATGTCTTAATTGCTGATGGAGTAGATTGGGAAAGTCGGGCTTTAGTGGAAGCTGATATATCAGATCTACAATCATATCTGACAACAGAAGTAAATGATCTTACTGCAGCGGTAACATGGGCTAATGTACCTGATGCTTATATAACTCAATCAAGTGTTACACAGCACCAGGCTGCATTAAGTATTACAGAATCCCAAATTAGCGATTTAGGAAATTACTTATTAAATATAACTGCTGAACCTTTATCTGATCTTTCAGATGTAACTATAACAACTATAGGTACTGGAGAAATACTTAAATGGAATGGTTCAGCCTGGATTAATAATACACTTTCAGAAGCTGGCATTGCAGCTACTGGACATTCTCACGCTACTTCAGATATTACAAGTGGTACATTTGCTGATGCAAGAATAGCTCAAAGTAATGTTACTCAACATCAATCAGCTTTAAGTATTACAGAATCTCAAATATCTGATCTTCAAAGTTATCTTCTTAATATAACAGGCGAATCAATTGGAGACCTTTCTGATGTATCTTTAACAGGGGCATTAAAAGGAGATATATTAGTGTATAATGGATCTAATTGGGTAGATCTTACAGTAGGAAGTGACGGGCAAGTATTAGAAGCAGATAGTACTCAGCCTACAGGATTAAAATGGGCAACAGGTGGTGGTGGAAGTGATGGTGATGGTATCTACGATGGTAATGGTACAGTACCAACCAATACTGTAGCAACTTTAACAGATAGTCTTACCATTGGGAGTTTTCATTTTGATGATGGTAATATACATGGAACAACGTATAATACTTTATCTGCATCTGGTTATGCTAACTCCAATGACTATATAATGGCATTTAAAGATGACAATAGTGAGTTATACTTTAATGTTCCTACATTAGGAGCAATGTATTTTAGAGTAAATAACTCCAATAATTCCTTAATGGTTATAGATGGTAATGGAATAAAATTTCCGAATGAAAATGTAGAATTCTTTGGAGGTTCAAATGTTTTTGGAAGTGGTGACGGAGTGATAAGAATTAATGATGTAACTACAGCACCAACAACACCTTTTTCAGGTGGAACATTGCTTTATTATGATGGTACAGATTTTATACAATATACTGAATCACAAGAGAAAGTAAACATTACTAAATCGGCTCAAAAAATAAAATCTATTACTATTGAATCTCCAACTGGATCTGAAGATATAACATTATTTTATACAGACTATGATATAACAATTGAAGAGATTAGCGCAGTTACAAGAGGTACTTCTCCTTCAGTAACTTTTACTGTACGTCATAATTCAGATAGATCAGCAATTGGCTCTCAAGTTATAACGGGAGGATCTATGGTAACCAGTACATCAACTGGAACGCATTGGTCTGGAATATCATTAGATAATCCAACAATTGCAGCAGGATCATGGATATGGATAGAAACAACAGCGCAAAGTGGCACAGTAGATGAAGTAAATATTACTTTAAGATATACAATGGATGCATAATGGCTGTAATAGGAACATGGACAGGTACTAATAATTCAATCCAGCCAACTACCAGTTGGGCTGCTCCTGATGGAATGTTTGATACCCAGGTTAGAAATGATAATTCTGCGTATTCAATAACTTATTCTACATCTACAATAGAATTGCCTGCCTCAGATTTGACTCAAGGATACTTATATACTTTTGCTTTTGAATACCATGAATATGAAGGATTTAGACAAAATATACAAGGTAGATTTACCTATTCAGGAACTGGAAATTTTGTAAGTTCTCAGACTTCAGGATATTGTAGAGACAATTCAGAAGATAGGATATATGTACAAGGCTGGGCTATTTTAGATTCTCCTTCAGTAAATGATACTGTACAA